GATTCATTGTTAAATAACACAATTTTACCATAATACTATATCTTTTATCGTGACATTATATAAATGAAAAACTGTTGTACACATGGTGTCAAAGACAAGCAATGTATTCGTTCTAAGGACAAAAAGGTATTTTCTTTGCCTCGTCGTTTTACACGAAAAAGGTGTGTATCAAAGCCAATAAAAGGGTTTACAATGCGATCATCATGTGCACCTTACCTTTCATGCAAACAAAAACGAAAACGAAAGTCCCAAAAATTAAACAAATCGCGAAAAATCCGAAAATAATCCACAACTGATTCTTTTTTCAAATATTTCATTTTGAAAAAAAAATATTTTGAAAATTTTCACAAATGGTTTTTGAAAAACTCCCCCCCCCCTCAACTTTTTTTTTTTTCACGATGTGTTTTTTGTGCTTTTTTGTTTTATGGTGTCAAAAAGCACATTGCTTCTTTTTTATTCTATTACCATATAAGATAATAGAATATATAAAATATAAAACAAAAAAAGAAAAAAGCACAAAAAACACATAAAAAACACATAAAAAACACATAAAAACACACTTAAAAATATATTTTCTTTTCTATATATAAACAGTCATGGTATTTTACACATGCATTCAGTGTAATTATTCAACAAAAAGAAAGACAGAATTTGAAAGACATTTGAAAACAATGAAGCACAAAAAGTCAACCGAAAGTCAACATTTAGTCAACCAAAAGTCAACATTTAGTCAACCAAAAGTCAACATTTTTTCCGACACATGTACTACACCATTTCAGTGTCATTATTGTGACAAGTATTTTAAATTTAAGCAGTCAATGTACAAACATATTAAATATACATGCAAGAAAAACAAGGATGAAGATTTCAAGGAACTGGCTCGGTTGTTGAACGAAAAGGACAAACAAATTCATGATAACACAAAAGAAATGGAAAAAATGCAAAAGCAGATTGATAAACTGTCGAACAAGTTGCAATTACAAACCGTGAGTAATGTCAATAATGGCGTCATAAACAATATTAATATTCAATTGTTGAACCACGGAGACACGGATTATAGCCACATGACGCCTCACGATTACATTACTTGTATTGAAAACTGTAATAAATGCGTTAAAACACTTATTGAGAAAGTGCACTTTAATATACGTAAACCTGAAAATATGAATATATATTTGTCAAACATTAAAGGTAAATATGTAATGATCTATAAAGACAATACATGGCAAATTCAAGATAAAAAGAAGCAAGTAGAAGATTTATATGATTACAATGAAATGGTGTTGGAAAACTGGTATGATGAATACAAGGAAAAGTATCCACATATTATTGAATCATTTCAGCGATACTTGAAAAATCGTGACGGAGATGTGTTGTTAAACAAGCTTAAAGATGAAATACTTCTGATGCTTTATAATAACCGAAAGATGATTTCGTTGGAGTAGGGAAGTATCGGTCAATAAAATTGAAAATAACTTCCACAATCAGATGCGACTACACCAAATGTTCCCCACAAACCTTCAGTCCCCAGCGAGCGATGCTGAAAAACTAAAACATTATTACGAGACCCAAAAAATATTTGATTATCCTAAAACTGCATCGGGGATGCCAGATATGCGTTCTACCATCAACCGAAATATGATCCAAGACCTTTTGGTGACGCGGCGCAGTGATGATATTAAACCCAATCATAGGAGGAAGCAGGAGCATCTTCTAAAAATATTAGAAGAAAAACGATATATTTATAACTGCAAAAAAGTGAACTTCAAAGATTGGGTATCTATTCTCTTTAAGGAGAAAGCGCCCAATGCCACTCCTGGTGATCATGATGCGTTCATGCAACATATCATCCTTGGATTGCATGATATTATGTGGCACTCATCTATAGACCCTGAAATATAAATATACTAAACAAACTATATTATGTATTGATTCGTATAATATAGTTTTGACTATTTTTGCTGTTTATACCTATTTTTTCTTTATATTTGCATATACAATTATGATTTATCCGAAAATCAAACCCACGACGAGTCCAAACGACGGGTGGTTCTTATTTGACCCATGTTGGAACGCACCTCATTCTATCATCGTATTTGGTGATGACATAAAACAACACGAATCATTGAAAAATAGATGGTTTATTTGTGGAACCAGAAAAGGTAAACTTCGTTTGGTACATGAGGATCGCACAACAATTATACTCAGTATTGCGAAATGGAAAATAGTGGAACATTTGTTTATCGGTTCTCCAAATGACTTGAAATGAAAAACTTCATAAGTGGTGTTGGGTTAATGACCACCATCGTCGGAGGAACCTTGATAATGCTCTACCGCATAGGCAATAATCATACCTTCCATGCCTATTTTGGAAATAATATCCAACATGCATATGAATCCGTCCTCTACGGATTGAGTGATGACACCAAAGTGAGCTCGTCCTAACAACACTGCGATGGGGTAAAAACTCCACGATACGATCATCAATGTTTCGAGATTGTCAAATAATGTGACGGTGTGTTCGATAGTTGAATCAGTGTGATCGTCTGCAGCTATATAATAATCATCATCGTGTTCTAATGAATCATATAAAGGCTGAGCAACATCCATCACCAACGTACACACCATTAAAATATAGAATGCAGCTGCAATGACAAACAATGTATATTTGACCCCAAAGTGATGCTCTTGGTCGATGACAGCGGATGATATACCTAAACTGAGTGTGATTAAGTCACAACCAATTACCATCACAATAACATGACCTTCAGCATGCGCAATATGACACAATTCGTACAACATCAATGGCGTTGTTGTGATCCAGTCCACGTAACGAACAAACGGAACAGGCGTGTCTCCAATTTTCATTTCTCCCACATGAGATGCTTTTACAAAGTAAGCAATAGACGCAATGGCTTGCACTAAAAAGGTATTCACGAAGGGAGCGGGGTGATCAAACGACGCGTAAAAGATCAACAACACAATGGTGGATATGGAAAAGATATATTGAGTCGTCCAACATAACTGTTCGCAATAATGGTCTAAACATGGTGTTTCCAGTGCCTGTACTACATCACGTCTTTTTTTTAGGGATTGATGTGCGCTTTGGAGAATATCATTTGCAGACCGTTTGGGTGTTTCTGTGACCATGCCTTCTTGTTTGAGAAGACGTATTAGATTTTGTATTTGTGGATTGCTATTCAATGAATCACGCATGGAATTTGGGTCACTTAAATCTATACTTAATTGGTGTACTGGTGGGTACATTTCACGTGACGGTTGTGTGTACGTTTGGGGACTTAATTCCGTGTTTTTTCTCGTTTCCGGTTGTAGGCTATTCATACGCTGTGGAGAATTTCCTTGTCTTCTTTTGCGTTTTGCGTCCACAACATGGGATAATGCTTGCATAGGTGGTTGGAATGTAACGTTGTGTTCAAAAATTTCATGCGACACGATTGAAAGTTCATCATTTGATGCAGATGCGGGTGAGTCTGGTTCTTCTTCTTGTTGTTGTAGTACAGGTTGTAGTACAGGTTGCACTTGTGTGTCACGCGGTGACGCACGATGTTTTGTCCTATGCTTCTTCTTTGATTCGTTAGACGTGTAGATGTCTGTATTCTTCGGATCCATGGTTCTATTTTAAATAGTTATTTGTTTTTAAATCATTTTATGAATATTTTGTTACTCATTATGGTGTAAAAAATACCGAAATATGTATATAATGTTAAACATCTAACAGTTTTTTAAGACACGTGTCCGTAATTTCAACCAATCAAAACGCAGTATTTAGATACCATTCCATGTTTTGGTGAGAAATCTAGAATGGTGCGTCATCATCTGTTGAATGTTGAAGTTCACTTCGGCATTTTTTACACTGAAATCAATGCAAATATTTTAAAAAAGAAGTTAAATATACCGACATATGTGCATTATAAGAACTGAATGGAAAAAATCAAACGACAAATACGGATTCATGTGGATACTCCACGTGATGACTATTATAGCGATGAAGAACCAAGTTCCTATGGAGACATTAAACCAATCTCAAATCGGAACATGATTCATAAAATAGTATCCATGCAATCGGTTGATTTATCAAAATCAAAGATATCAAAAGAAAAGAGGAACTCATCACGATATCAACTTTCATCGCCCTTGTCGCGAAAAATGGACATGGACATGGATATGTTGTGTGGAAAAAAACAGGTTGATGTTGTTTTAAATCATTGGATCACGCAACTTTTTATTTTGACCATTACTACTTGGGCGATTTTTGGAGATGACATTCGTCTTTTGTGGTTATCGCCGTTAGTGGATGATGCATTTGCCATTGTGAATTGGATGATCATGGGAATCTTTATGGTGGAGTATGGGATGAATGTATACGTTGATCCAAAGTATGCGTATACCGTGTTTTCAGTACTGGACATTTTATCGATTGTTTCTATGGTTCCTATGGAAAATTTGGCAGATGCCGCGCAAAATATCATTTTTTTGAATGCAGATGGAGGTGCTGTGGCGCGGACAGGTAGGGCGGCCAAGGTAGGGGCAAAAGCCGGTAGAATTGTAAAGGCCACTCGCTTTCTTCGCCTAGGAAGACTGGTGATGGAGGCTATGGATACAAAAGAAGCACAGTTGGATTATAATAAACGACGCAGTTCTTCGGTGGCGATTCCATCCATTGAACGTAAAGAGACATTGGATGATCGCCCGGCAAATTGTTTGTCTCATCGTTTATCGAAAGAATTGACTGTAAAAGTTGTCATTATTATTTTTTTGTTGCTTGTGGTATATCCCTTCTTAGGTGTTCATCATGAAGCATTTCAAGATCGCACTACTTTGTTGAAAAATATTAATGATGGATGTTCCAAATGTAGTGATTCTTCCTTCATGGATGTGTTGTTACAAGATGTGGTAAAACAACAAGAGTTGTATTACATTCAAGCATGTGGAAAGACGTATGAATCATATGAAAGGGTTTCACCCAAACGCTACAAGTGGATTACGTTGTATACCTCTGGTTATGTGCAGGATGATTTACATCAAAAGGCACAACAAATCATTCAAAGTGATATTTGCAAAGAGATCTATGGATTACAACCTGGAAAATCTTGCATTGATGTGATGCTTGCGCGAACCATTCATACTCTTGACAATGTGACCGCAGCGTTTTATGACGATGGGTTATACCAAAGTGAATCACTCATGTCTCTCTATTTTTTAATATTTGTGTTGGGATTGCTTATCACCAGTTCTTTTGTCATTTCAAAAGACACGGACAAAATTTCTCGTTTGATTTCAGATCCATTGCAAATGATTTGTGATAAAATGAAAGAAATGCAAGAATTTAAATTTAACGACGAACATAAACTCGAAGTATCGGAAATTCATGAAATCAATGAACTAACTGACTCATTTAAACGCCTGCAAAATACGATTATTTCTTTTTCCCGGTATGTACCCATTCCGGTTGTTAAAAATTTAATGAAATCCAATAAAGAAGCAAGTATTCAAGTAGAACGACGTACGTTGTCTATTTTCTTTTCTGATATAAAAAGTTTCACCACTATTTGTGAAGAATTAAAACCAAGTGAAATTCTCATGTTGCTGACGGAATATTTTGATGCAATGGAAGAAATTGTCTCTCAAACCAATGGCACTATTTTGGAATACGTAGGAGATGCCATATTGGCGGTGTGGAATGCGCCACTGGAATTACCAAACCATGCTGAAAAAAGTATTGAATGTGCGCTTCGGATGCAACTCAAACTTGCAGAGCTTCGTGAGAAATGGAAAAAAGACGGATTTCCGGAAGTGTCTATTCGTGTTGGGGTGAATACGGGTGAAGTATTTCATGGTAATATTGGTTCTCATAAACGATTAAAATACGGTGTGTTGGGTGATAGCGTAAATCTTGCGTCTCGTTTAGAGGAATTAAACAAGCGGTACAACACGGAGCTCTTGGTCACAGATGATACCTATAAATCTGGAGAAGTATCCAATCGTTTTATTGCTCGTCCCGTAGATATTGTTGTTGTCAAGGGAAAAAGTATTCCAACCCTTTTATGGGAAATTGTGGCAATGAAAGAAAGTGTAGATGAATTAATTATTTCTATATGTGATCTTCAAAATAAAGCAATGGATTGTTTCTTGAATCAAGAATTTGGAGAGGCATGTCGCTTATACAACGAAGCAAATATATTAGAAATACAACATAAACAGAGATATGTGACGATACCTCTTTCTTACAGATTTATGTATGATACCACAACACATATACAAAATCGGGCGGAACTGTTACGTGGATCTCCGAAACGTGCAGATTGGGATGGTTCAGAGGTGTTACAAGATAAACATTTTTAGAAAGAATATAAAAAAAAATAAGGAATTGTACATTAATGGCAACCATTTTTCCAGAACAATATGATGACAAATGGACAGATTCATATGATAAAGTTGCTGTGATGAAAGAACCAGACGATTATGTGCTGCAAAAATGTTTGGATGTTTATTGTTTTGAAAATAAATCAAATGATGTAGAAAATAAATTAAAACGCTTCATTGAAGTAGTACATGAAAACTATAAAGAAAACCATTATCACAATTTTTTGCATGCGTTACATGTATTTAACAGTACCACTATTTTGTGGGAAAACTTATGCGATAGTGTTTGTTTCGATTTTACTCCTATTGAACATTTGGCATTGTTAATATCTGCTTTAGTGCATGATGTAGAGCATCCTGGTGGATTTAATTCGTTGCTGTTTGGGAAGGATATTGCGCTTATATACAACGATCAAAGCATACTTGAAAATAATTCTTTAACATTTACATTTAACTTGTTAGAAAAAGATGAATATAATTTTTTGATCAATATGAGTAAAACGGAAATTAAAAAATTCCGCAAAACTGTCATTGATTTGGTATTAGGTACGGATATTGGGAATAATGTTCGTAATGCATATTTAAATAGCGTCATTCAGAAGAATCATGATACATATGGAAAAATAGATACAGAAACGGAGGAGGGAAGAATGGTGACACTCACTTATATATTGCGGTGCGCTGATGTTTGTGCTGCAATGCAATCCAATTCTATTTCGTGGATATGGGCGGAGCGATTTTATTCTGAATGTTATGTGATTTTTAATGGCCCTCCGGGTTCAATCACGGACACTTATACAAATCAAATTATTCATATCAAAAACAATACACTGAAATTAGTGCAACAGATTATTCGTCTGAAAGTATTGAATCAACAATTGGAAACCATATTAATGCGGAATATTACGAATAATTTGACGTCATGGAAGAAAAATGCACAATCAAAAATCATTGCGTGGAAAGAAAAATTAAAAGCAAATGAATAATTTGCGGATAAAAATTGAAATATTAAATGCTGTTATACATCAAACAAACTATTATGGAATGTACTTGTGAGTTGAACGAGTACAAAAAGCAATTTCACACTGCGTTATATCAGTATGGAGTGAAGCAAGATATTTGTCGTCTTACTAGCGACAAAAGTGTGAAAGTCGTATCTTTTTGGTGCGCAACTTGTAAAGAAGAAAAAAGTGGTAAAGTATGTGACATATTGACCCATAAGGGTACGTGTAAGCCATGTGTAGCTGCCCAAAAAGAATTATCTATCACTACTTTGCACGAAAATGTCAAAAAAGAATTACAAAAAATTGGATTAAACACACATATAGAGAAACAAGAATTGATACAACAAGTATCTTCTACATTTGATATATCGGAAAACAAATGTAGAGAATTATACAATGAAATACCCATAGAAGTATGGGTAAATATACCTCTGGATTATCGTGCGTTGGTGGTACCAGAGCAACAGATCTTTTGCCATGAGTGCGGACATATGTTGCCTAAAATGAAGGAAGGAAAAATTCATGTATGGAAACAACACCATGTGTGCGATTCGTGTTGGTGCGACCACCAAGACGAACGTGATACGCTGTGGAGCCAAGTCCGAGAAATATGGGGAGACAACCGAGCTTGTCATATTTGTAAAACGATTAAAGGGAAACAAGGGGTTCGGTTTCATTTTGATCATTTGAATATGTTCAACAAACAAGAATCTGTATCCACAATGATCCTTCAAGGATATGAGTTGGAAGACATATTACATGAAATAGATAAATGTCAGTTTGTCTGTCTTTCATGTCATGATATGATCACAGAAGCGGAAAACAAGCTCCCGTTTTCACAAGTCAAGAAAAATTTAACACGTGGTCTAAACGACGGATCTTTAGATGAAGAAACATATGAAAAAGAAGTGCAAAAGTGGAAACAATTGTATGCGTGTAAAATGAAGGAAGTGTACCTATATCTCCAACGAGAAATCGAAATTCAAAAAGAAAAAGAAGACAAATGTCCTTATTGTTTAGAGTTTATTTATGATCACGAAGTGTGTCATGAAAACATAAATGTATGTAGTTATATTGTGAATAACACGAATGTGAACTTAAATGTAGATGTAGGCGAAAATGCAATGGGAATTTATAAATGTGAAAAGTGTCATCATCGTGTTCATTATGACTGTATTGCCAAAGATAAGGTATTTCAATTACATGAATCACGCGAATATCAAGAAGATAACGAAACATATGAATCAGACGAAGAAGATTTAGAAGACCCTCTTTTGTGTCCATGTTGCAGACATGAAAACAATTGGCACCGACACGGGGTTCGTATTGTAAGTAAGAGACAAAATCGGCGAGATAATCCGGCACATGTGGAATATATGATTCAAAAAAAATATAAAATGAGTGCTCAAGAATATGTGGAAACGATGACACCTGATGAAAGAAGCGCCTTTCTAAAATGTATAAATGTAAACGGTCATAGTATTTTGTGAAACCATAGAACAATAATATTTAATGTGTATCTTCAGTCCAGTTAAAGTATGCATTTCTTTATGGCAATGGGGGCAAAACAGTACATCATTGTTGTCCATGATGAATATAATATCTATATTTATTTGATTTCATTTCATTTCAATTTTTTATCAATCTGTTTCATTCATTTCATTACTAAAATAGCGAATAATGGCACCCATGATGTCTTCAGCTTCTTGGCGACTAAAGAGAGGTCCATTTTCATCATGAAGTGAGCGCCCAGGTGGCCACATTAGTGTTTCTATATCTGCGTTGAGAAAGTTCTCAAATTCATTGAGATAGTTATTTTCTAGAATTCTTTGTGAATATGCTCCTAAATTGTAATCTTCTATGAATTCAAATAATTCTGCATCATTGTCATGGTGTTGTATTATTTCATTTATTTCACTATTTTGAACTTCAGGTATAATACGATCATTTCCTTGGTCTATCCATTTTTTGATATTTTTGGCTACACTAAACCCAAATGCGGTCATACATATTCCCATTTTCACCTTGACTAACCCTTTGTCGTGTTCTGAAAAGGATTCAAATAAACGATCATTCACGAAATCATTGGCAATGTGTTCGAACTCATCATGAAATGTGGTTTTAATCAATGAAATACTAGTATCTTCGTTCAAATCTGGTAAATGATATGCCTGTTTGGATACCACTTTACGACATAATGGACAAGTATTGTTGGAATGAACCACATTTTCCATCATACAAGAAGCGTGATATTCGTGATTGCAGCTTAACACGACCTTATTTGTGTCTGTAATGATGTCCATACAAATAACGCATTGTGGAAATCCTTTTGTATCATAAAAGAACAGCTGTTCATCGGGAACTTCACAAATACAAGATGGCATAATTTGTCTCTATGTTTATGAAATCAAGAGACAAATTACTTCAATTTTTTTGTTCATATAATTTCATCCACCAATCCATATTTTAAACACGTTTCTGCGTCTAGCCACAAATCTTTCCGGAGCAATTCCATTAATGTGGCTTTATCTATTTTAGTTTTTTCTAAATACAATTCTATGATCATGGTCATCAATATACTCATATTGCTTAATTGATCTTGTAATTCGTCAAATTTTCCACTGTCGGCTCCAGACAACTGGTGAATCAACATGAGAGAATGTTTTGTCATGTAGCGCTTTTTACCTACCACACTCATCAATGTGGCTGCGCTTGCGGCAAATCCGTCCACATAAGTATAAATATCGCTGTCAGATTTACGAATCAAATCAATAATATATAAGGTGTGATATAAACTCCCTCCTTGACTTTGAATATGTAAGTGAATGGGTGGAGGATCTATTTGATATTGAATACTTAATGTTTTCAATTTAATGTCCATGTCTTTGATTTGTCTCTTTAATTCAAAACAACTTCGCTGATTTACAGGGCCATAAAAATACAATTCATTATAGGTTTCTTGTAAAATTCCAACTTCATCACTTGCACTATTTGGTTCATTATTTTGTGACAATGTATTTCTGGAATTAGAATTAGACACGAAACCAATTGAACTCGCACCACCTTGAATGAGCTGACGACGTTGTAAAGAAAAAGAATCTACTACACTCCATAAAAAGGGAGTTACTAAAATCCAAAACTTCATACACAATCCTCATATATTATTTATTACTTGAAAAATAAATTTAAAGACAAATCATGTATAAACATGTAATATGCTCTTGTAACTCAGTTGGTTAGAGTGCTGGTCTTATGAGCCGGAAGTCGCAGGTTCGAACCCTGCCAAGAGCATTTAAGGAAGCCCCAACAATTTACTAATTAAATCACATTCTTTGTAATCCTTGTGATGAGGATTCAAACACTTTTTCTGATAAAGCATCAACAGTTCATCTCTTACTTTGATATAATTACTAATAGATGCCGGGGATATTTGGGATACTTCTGACAACGTATCTATTTTTTCTTTATTTGTGTCATAAATCCATTCGTGAATAAATGGCAGATTTCGCATACTTGCCATATATAGAAAAATAATATTTAAATCAAAAGAAATATAAAGTTTCGTATGTATAAGCCGCATATGCATGAAATAGAATTATCTACCATTTATAATGAATCTCATGTTCGGACGAATCAAGATGTAATCATGCTCATAGAACAAGAAAAAACGAAAAAAGATACAAAACTTGTCAAGATTTATCACATTGTATCGCATGTGTTTTTATTTTCTGTGTTTGAGAGTATATTTTTTTGGTTTTATATTGTGGACCAAGAAGAAAAAGCATTTAAATCTCATTTCAAAGATATTATTATGATAAGTAATTTATTTTGTCTCAATATGGACCTAGATTTAGCACCTTTGTATGAATATATGGAAAGTGAGCACCGTATATACAATAATAATGTTCCATTGCGCTTCACATATGTATTGAATGGATATTTGCTCGGTATTATTGTTGTATTGAATCTTTTGTTAAAATGGAATGGTCAGAGTATAAGGAACATTAACGTTTATGTTTTGAAACAAGATGCAATTGTTTTAATTTCGTTATTTTTATATGAATATTTGTTTTTTCAAAATATCATTTACAATTATAAACCTCAATCTGCGATGGATGTAAAATCATTGTTGTTTGATCAGTGCTTACATTAGTTTATTTCTTCAATACGTTGTTTTAATTTTCCAATTGCTTGAGCTGGATTTAATCCCTTTGGACACGTATTACTGCAGTTCATGATACTCTTGCATCGGTAGACTTTCATCGCATCGTTTAGAAATTCAAGTCTTTCTTCAGTATTTTCATCCCTAGAATCTTCGATCCAACGAAATGCTTGCATTAAAACAGCAGGCCCTAAATATTCATTATCTGAATTCCACCAATAACTTGGACATGATGTACTACAGCACGCGCATAAAATACACTCATACATACCATCCAACTTTTTTCGTTCTTCAATGGATTGAATGATTTCTGAATGTGGATTTTTTTTATTATGATGTAACCAAGGTTTTATAGATTCATATTGTTTGTAAAATTGTTTCATGTCGGGTATTAAATCTTTCAATATTGGCATATGTGGTAATGGATATAATACCATGTTTTCTTTTAACGGGGTCAAACATGCTAGCGTATTTTTTCCATCAATATTCATCGCACATGAACCACAAATACCTTCCCTGCATGAACGTCTAAAGCCGAGTGTGCTGTCTAAATTATCTTTAATGTACAAAAGACCATCCAGTACCATTGGACCGCATTCTTTTTGATTGATAATAAACGATTCCATAGCTCTTCGTTTGGAATTGCTTCTATATATACGAAGTACGGATTGTTTCATCTACTTTATTATAGAATAAAATTATTATATCAAAAATGAAATGAATTTATTTGCGTTAAATAAGAAATAGTTGCAATAAAATGTATTCCTATATTTCCACTTCTTAATATGGTGTTCAAAGGTCTTGGTTTCACATAATCTGTCAATATTGTACTCAAAGATACATATGAATGAAAGCTGGTATTCAATACACCAAAAGAATGAAAAAATGAGGCAAATGGTAAATCATATTTTTGACTCAACACGCAAGCAAAAAGTGACGGAATAAGTAGTTTGGATGACATGTGGTAATATTTTAAATAACTCATATGATGGTCAGGGCGTAACAAGTTCATATATTATTCAATCTGTAGATATATTTAAATAAATCACAATAAATAATATTATTATGAAAGTATCTCCTCATGTGAAAATCTATAAATTTCCTATTACTGCATTGACTTCCATTACAAACCGAATTACTGGTGTATTTTGTTCGGGATTATTTTTAGGTGGAGGGATTGTTAATATTTGTGATATTCCAATTCAAACATATTATTATAATCTTTCGTCATATCATCATATATTTATGAACACGTGTGTATCCTTTCCATTTGTATATCATACATTTGGTGGTATACGACATTTCTTATGGGACGCATACCCGACATTGATACAAAATACAAAGACTACAAAGAGTTCTTGGGTATTGATTGGGGGTTCATTTATTGCGTCTTGTGGTGTACAATATATGAAACCCATTGATTATTTTTTTGATCTATTTTCAAAACAAGGAGTCAAATCTTTAAATGAAAGTATTTATAAAAGTGATCAACAAACTGTTATCAATAAGATGAATAATTTATTTAAATGATACACCTATATTTATATAATGAGACGTGGATTTTCACAGATCAAAGAACATATTTTTGATGCGTTGGTGGTGGGTGCTGGTGGTGCGGGATTAAGAGCAACAATGGGATTGACCGAAAAAGGATTTAACGTAGCATGTATTTCTAAGCTATTTCCAACGCGTTCTCATACCGTTGCGGCTCAAGGGGGTATTAATGCATCGTTAGGAAATATAACAGAAGATGATTGGAAGTGGCATTTTTATGACACTGTAAAAGGTAGCGATTGGTTAGGAGATCAAGATGCAATACATTATATGTGTAAAGAAGCACCAAAAGTAGTATTGGAGTTAGAACAATTTGGATTACCTTTTTCTAGAACCAAAGAAGGAAAAATTTATCAACGCGCATTTGGTGGTCAAAGTTTGAATTATGGAAAAGGGGGTCAGGCATATCGTACTGCATGTGCTGCCGATAGAACCGGGCATGCCATGTTGCATACTCTTTATGGAAAATCATTGGATTTTAAAGCAAATTTTTTTATTGAATATTTTGCATTAGATTTATTGATGAATGAGTCCAATGATACTTGTGTGGGTTGTTTAGCTTACAATATGCAAGATGGAACTTATCATATCTTAAGATCTAAAAATACAGTTATTGCTACGGGGGGGTATGGGCGTTGTTATTTTTCAGCAACAAGTGCTCACACGTGTACTGGTGATGGTAACGCAATGTGTTTGAGAAAAGGAATACCTTTACAAGATCCCGAGTTTGTACAGTTTCATCCAACCGGCGTATACGGGGCAGGAGTTTTACTCACGGAAGGTTGTCGTGGTGAAGGTGGATTTTTGGTAAATTCCAAAGGAGAACGATTTATGGAACGATATGCACCAAGTGCGAAAGATTTGGCAAGTCGTGATGTGGTATCTAGAGCAATGACCAAAGAAATTTTAGAAGGACGTGGAGTCGGTAAAGATAAAGATCATATATTATTGTCATTATCTCATTTACCAAATGATTTATTACAAGAAAGATTACCAGGTATATCAGAAACAGCAAAAATATTTGCCAACGTAGATGTCACAAAAGAACCAGTTCCAGTTATTCCGACGGTTCATTACAACATGGGAGGCATCCCAACAAATTGGAAAGGTCAAGTATTGTGTCCAAATGAAAATAATGAGAATCAAATTGTAAATGGATTATGGGCCGCTGGTGAAGCAGCATGTAGTTCTGTTCATGGTGCCAATCGTTTGGGAGCCAATTCACTATTAGATATTGTGGTTTTTGGAAAGGCATGTGCTGAAAACATACATAGTATAAACAAACCAGGTGACATGATTGAAGAATATGATCGGTGTATGCTTAAAGAAGATTATGAAAGAAACCTTGCTTATTTGACACGTTCTGGCGATTTAAGTGTTAGCGAGATTCGTTTAAAGATGCAAAAAGTAATGCAAAATCATGCGGGAGTGTTTCGTAATGATCAATCTTTACAAGAAGGTGTAGAAAAATTAACAGAATTATACATGTTGTTTGATAGAACCTATATTGCAGATAAGTCTGATTTATTCAATACTGAATATGTGGAAATACTTGAATTAAAAAATTTATTGGATAACGCAATGGTTACGATGTATGGATCTTATTCGCGAAAAGAAAGCCGGGGAGCGCATTCACATGAAGATTATCCAGAACGAGATGATAAAAATTGGTTAAAACATACATTAGGATATATCAAACATAATAAAGTAAAACTATCCACGCGAAATGTCATTGTTCATCCATTGAATGACGAAGTACATCAAATCCCTCTGGCAAAAAGAGTGTATTAAAAATTGAAACAAAAATATAGTTCCAATCCATTACCAATAAAAATAATGAATTTTGCACTGAAAGCAACCCGTTGTGTATTGTCGTCATGTCCGTCATATTATCCTATTACATATACATCTTACATTCCACAAGTATGTGAAGGCGACCGTTTGACGTATTTGGGGCTTGTCAAGAATAAACCACACTATATGAATGAACACAATGAAGTGTATACGAGTGACAATGGTGGTGGCTTGATATATGCAGCGGATTGGTTGGAAAAATACAAAATGTTGTGGACAGACCAACCTATTATTTATCGGTTAAAAACATTGAAAGCAGTGGACTTCTTTTACGACGTGGACTACAAGGACGCATATTATTACAACCCAATCACAAAACTTGTGCAACCCATAGGATATTATGACAACAAATCTGACACTTTTAGTCAAACTTTGAATTGAATCATAAATTTGTGCCAAAAAAATATATATCTCTAATGTAAATGAAATCAACTTTTTTTCCCTTTTTATTGTTATTTATGATTCTGTTTGTTTGTTCTTTATATTACACCAAAAAGTGGACACAAGAAGGATTTGATACGCAATATAGCAAATTTTTCCAAGAATCGTACCATAAAGATTATTCTTATTCCCAAGAACGCCCCGATTGTATTTTTGTTTCCATTGCAAGTTATAGAGACAGTGAGTGCAGAAAGACGTTGGAAGATATGTTTGAAAAGGCAAAAGAACCGGAAAAAATATTTGTTGGTTTGTGTCAGCAAAACAAAGATCAAAGTGAAGAATGCATGATTCAAGATTTCAAATATATGGATCAAGTACGAATTAACACAGTTTCGCACATGGAAGCACGAGGTCCAACGTGGGCGCGATATGTTTGTTCGCATTTGTGGGATGGGGAAGAATTTTTTCTTCAAATTGATAGTCATTCACGATTTTTACCAAATTGGGATGAAAAAACGAAGCAAATGTATCAAATGTGTCCACCGGGTAAAAACGTTTTGTCTCATTATCCGCCGTCACACGGACAATATGACGGTATTATGAATAATCCGGATAAATCGTATGC